ACAATAAAATTAAAAAGGCGCTTGATAAATATGCCACATTGAAAGCGAGCACAATTTCTGTAGAGAGATCTGCGGATCTCAGGCAGGTTGATCCATCGAATTCATATGATAACACTGTCGACATGGATAATTTTGATGATTTTAGTGAACTCGAGAGGATAGCAAAAGAATATGATCTGAAGCCCGATGAATTTGAGGTATTACTGAAGAGGGCAAGAGGTGAACAATTGACACAAGAGGAGAGGTATCTAAACAACAGTATGATCAGGAAAATTTCTGAGGCAGCAAACCCCCTTCGTACATTGGCGAACCGAACCAAATGTGTTGTCAATGTGGTCAATCTGTTGTCCGAGAACATGGATGTGGTGACAAATGTTGAATACCTCAGGAAGCACATTCGCAATATGGAGGCCATGATCCAGATATTCAAGAAGAACCAGATAGGGGGTGTGAGGGAAATTGAAATCCTCATGATGGATATGAGGATATTACTTGAATACATTGAGAGGGTCCCGACAAGTATCTCAAAATATGATGAGCGTGAGATGATCAGTGCCAAGCAGCTAAAGGGTGAGATAATCAAAGCAAATGTGATGAAGATGCTATCAGAATCTTCAGGAAAAGAAATATTGAACGTCAACTCGTGTCGTGATATGTCAAAATGTTCTCAATCTTTCATGCCCATAATCTTCTTCTACACAGTTCTCCCCTATAAGGGCATTTCAAGTGACTATGTGAGAACCAACATGGCGGGACAGATACTCATGTCAAATAAGAGATTTGAGCTCCCTGCCAAACTGATTGAATTGTGGCTCTTAAACCCGCTCATCAAACACTCCGATAAGGCAATGCAGGATGTGAAGGAGGAATTTCTGGCCCAGGATAGGGGCTCAATGGACTGCACATACCTGTGCAAGAGCGGGATGGGCCAGGGGCTAGAACAGACTGGATCCACGGTCTTGCATCTGGGTGAGTTGTCATTTAGGGATGAATTACTCAAACGCGTCACAAAGCTCGTCAAGGACTTTTGCACACAGAGGGGGTATAATGTAGACCTCTGGCTAAGGCATTTCGATGCAGTGTCATCTGATGACAAAACGACATACAAGCTGATGACCTCAAAGTTCCCC